GCACGGTGCAGAGTTCCGCGAAATTCCCGATTTGAAAAAATGGCGGATTAGTGCGGTTTTTGCGTAGACTGGTTTGCATGACTGAACTGCGCATCGAAACCGTAAACGTAAACAGCCTCACGCCTGATCCAGCGAACGCTCGCAAGCATGACGGCAAAAACCTAAAGGCAATCGCAAGCTCACTAGAAAAGTTTGGGCAACGTAAACCAATTTGCGTAACGCCTGACTCAATCGTTGTTGCTGGCAACGGCACACTAGAAGCTGCGAAGTCTTTAGGTTGGACTGAAATCGTAATTGCTCGTACTCCCGTTGGTTGGACTTGGGAACAGATACGAGCCTTTGCACTTGCTGACAATCGCACCGCTGAACTTGCTGAATGGGATGACAAGGTTCTTGCAGATCAGTTGCTTGAGTTAGATGCAAACGGTTGGGAACTTGAAGAACTAGGTTTTGAATCTTTGCAACCACCATTAGGTGAACAAAGTGATGAACCGTTAAAATTCAAAGAGGATAAAGTTTGTCCAACTTGCGGTTCTTCAATTAAGGAATAACTATGGCTCCGCGTGGCAGACCACCAAAACCGATTGAACAGAAACGGCTTACTGGCAACCCCGGCAAACGTACATTGCCAGACCAGAAAGAACTTGTTCTGTTACCTTCTGCTTACGACATTCCAGAACCTAACCGCCCACTTGGTAGTGCAGGCACAGAACTTTGGCAACGCATCTGGGGTATGGGTCAAACTTGGTTAAGTCCACTGACTGACATTGAGATTCTGCTTATGACTTGCGAGCTACTGGATGAACGCCGTAACTTGCGCATTCAGGTTTTGCAAAATAACAGACCAGACGAAAGAAAAGCCCTGCGCGATCTAGACCGTCAGTTAGTTGCTAACTTGTCGCTTCTAGGATTCACCCCAACAGATCGCTCACGGCTAGGTGTGGCTGAGGTTAAACGTCAGTCAAAGCTAGAGGAGCTGAAATCTCGTGCCAACTCAAATTGAATCTTGGCCACCAACTTGGCTGACTCCTGTAAACAAAGCTGCGCTTAACAAATCTCGTGGGTGGGAAGTTTCAGAGTTCATAGACACCTTTGCTATTCAGACTAAGGAAACTGTTGCTGGTTTCTCAGGGGACAAGATGCAACTGCGTGAATGGCAACACGAACTGATGCGCCACTTGTTTGCAGTCGGTGCAGATGGAAAGTTTAGACACCGCACAGCCCTAATTGGTATGGCTCGAAAGAACGGCAAATCAGCACTAGGTTCTGGCATTGGTCTTTGGTCTTTAATCATGGGGCCTAACGGTGGTGAAGTTTATTCCTGTGCAGCTGATAAAGAGCAAGCAAGAATCGTCTTTGGTGATGCTAAGAAAATGATTCAGGCTGAACCTGAACTAGAAGAACTTTGCAACGTCTACCGTGATGCTATTGAAGTCCCTGCTACTGGGTCTGTCTATCGCGTTCTATCTAGTGAGTCATTTACCAAAGAAGGCTTAAGCCCGACAATGGTTATCTTTGATGAATTACACGCTGCGCCTAATCGTGAACTCTTTGACGTAATGCAACTTGGTATGGGTGCAAGACGTGAACCAATGCTTATTGGTGTAACAACAGCAGGTGTACGCGCAGATTCATCTGGTCAGGATTCGATTGCATACAGCCTTTATCAGTACGGGCAAAAGGTAGCCCGTAAAGAAATAGATGATCCAACTTTCTTTATGGCTTGGTGGGAAGCGCAACCAGATGCAGACCACCACCTAGAAGAAACTTGGAAAGATGCTAATCCTGCCTATGGTGATTTGAATGATCCCAAAGATTTTGAAGCTATGGTCAAGCGAACCCCAGAAGCAGAGTTTAGAACCAAGCGTTGCAACCAGTGGGTAAGTAGCCAGACCGCTTGGCTACCTAACGGTGCTTGGGAACAGCTAGAGATTCAGCGTGAAATTCTGCCAGATACGCCAGTGGTCTTAGGCTTTGACGGTTCGTTTTCTGGTGATGCTTCTGTAATCATTGGCGTAACCGTAGAAGAACAGCCGTATGTTTTTATGGTTAAGGCTTGGGAAAAGCAGCCAGAAGATGATGACGATTGGCGCGTAGACATTCTGGATGTAGAAAACACAATCATTGAGTTCTGCTCGACTCATAACGTCAAAGAAATTGCTTGTGACCCATTTCGCTGGCAACGCACAATGCAAGTGCTAGATGATGCAGGCTTTCCTATTGTTGAATGGCCGTCTACTTCCCCGGCTCGCATGGTTCCAGCGTGTGCCAAATTCTATGATGCCGTTGTATCTAACAAGCTCACGCATGACGGCAACCCCCTATTGCTTAGACACCTGCAAAACGCCGTAGTTAAGACTGATCGGCTAGGCCCAAGAATTGTCAAAGAACATCGTGGCTCGCCACGAAAGATAGATGCGGCTGTTGCTAGTATCATAGGATTTGATAGGGCAACTGTTTCAAGAGAAGAACCCGTTGTACCCCAGTTCTTTAGTTTCTAGGAGTTGCGTTGATACCGTCTATCCTGCAAGTGGTTGGTCTAGCAACAATCTCAATAGGTCTAGGTTTGTTCATCCTGCCATTAGGAATAGTCGCAGCTGGCATAAGTATTTTGCTTGTCGGTATCGCATTTGAGAAGGGCAAGTAATGCTTGGTAATTTGACCGGCGGTAATAAAGAGGAACGCGCCATCAGCTTCCAGTCAATCTGGGGTTCTGGCGATTCGTTTGCTTTCACAACTGAAGCAGGAACGAACATTGACCAAACACAGGCAATGAAGATCAACGCCTTTTACGCTTGTGTTCTTTTAATTTCTGACACGATCTCAACACTTCCAGTTGATTGTTTTGTTCGCCGTGATGGTGACCGCGTACCTTTTCGCCCACAGCCAGCATGGATTCAAAAACCTGACGTAGACCTATTGCGTTCTGAGCATTATCAGCAGGTTCTTATCTCGCTATTGCTAGACGGCAACTCTTTTACTCGTGTATTCCGTGACAATCGTGGCGATGTAGTGAACCTAGTTTGTATTGCACCTAATCGAGTGCAAGTAGTTCGCAATATTCGTACGCGTGAAATCGAATACATTATTGACGATAACCAAGACGTTCCAGTAAGTAAGCGCGACATGCTTCAGATTACAGAACTGCGCAAGGCTGGCGATCTACGCGGTATGTCGCGTGTTACAGAAATGAAAGACAACTTAGGTCTTTCAAGTGCATTGCAGTCTTTCGCTTCACGTTTCTTTGGTCAAGGCGCAACTACCCAAGGCATTATCGAAACTCCACAAGACCTAAAGAGCGATCAAGCCAAGCAACTGGTTGATAGCTTTAGCCAACGTCACGAGGGCTACCGCAAGGCACATAAGACTGGTCTGCTTACAGGTGGTGCAAAGTTTGTAAAGACTGGCATCAACCCTGACGAAGCGCAGATGCTAGACAGTCGAAAGTTAGCCATTGAGGAAGTAGCTCGTATCTTCCGCGTTCCACCACACATGATCGGCGTTACTACACCCGGTGCAATGTCTTACGCATCCGTTGAGCAGAACAACATTAACTTTGTAACTCATACCTTGCGCCCTTATGTGGCTAAGATTGAAGATGCTTACAGCGCACTGCTTCCCGATAGTGCGTTTATTCGTTTCAACGTAGACGGTCTGCTTCGCGGTGACTTTGCTACAAGAATGAATGGCTACTCAATAGGTTCACAGGCAGGATTCCTTTCAGTCAATGACATTAGAAGATTTGAAGACTTGCGACCTGTTACAGGCGGTGACGTTTATCGCGTTCCTTTGGCTAACGTGGATTTGGGTGCTGCTTCACTCGTTGAAACCGACAAGCGTGTCACGATGGCTCAGAAACTTATTCTTAGTGGGTTCGATCCTGCTGGCGTTCTATCTGCTCTAAGTTTGCCTGCTATCGCTCACACTGGCTTGCCGTCAACACAGCTACAAGCGGTTGCACAGATTGACCCTGAAAACCCAGAGTCAGTTTATGACGTACAACGTACACACGATGTAAATGTTCAGATGCCTGAAACAGTTGTGAACGTACCGCCAGCCGTAATAAATGTTGCACCGCCTAACATCACTGTTGAAGCACCGCAACAGCGCACAGTCATTAGAACCGTTGAACGTGATGACGATGGCAAGATTGTTACTGTAACTGAAAGAGTTGAGGGCTAATGGCTACTGGAATGAGCGCACACTTAGCAAATAGCTTGTTAAATGCTTTAGGCAATAACACCGCATACGCCGTAACAAATGTTTATGTGCAACTACACATAGGCGATCCCGGTGCTGCTGGCACAGCTAACGGCGCAACGGAAACCACACGCAAGGCTGTTTCTTTTGCTGGCGCATCTACTGGGTCTATTGTTTCTGATGCTGACGTATCGTGGACAAACATTAGCGGTTCACAGGATGCAACATTCTTTACAGCTTGGGATGCACTAACTGGTGGCAGTTTCTTGTTCTCTGGAACGATCACAGGTAATCCCTACACCGCAGGCGATACTTACACGATCTCATCAGGATCATTTACAACTTCGCTTACACTAGCGAGCTAAGACATGAGTTCATCAGAACTCAATGACTTTGAATTAAACCTTGACCGTCTAGCGCGACTTGCGCAGATGGTCTTAGATCAACGCGCTTTAGATTCCTCAGCCGTAGGTGGCAAGTCTGCCTATTCAGCAAATGACTTAGTTTATGACTCAGCCGTATCTACTTATGACGGCACGTTCACTCAGTTGGCTAGAAGTTCAGCAAGTCTAAATGGTCTAAGCGCAAGCATTGCATCTACGCCAAATGTCGTAGTTTCTGCATCTAGTGCTTTAGGAGCATTGACCAGTTCAAGCATTTCAGGGGTAAGCCACACGGCTTCATCTACTGCATCGCTAGGGTCTATGAATTCCACAGCTACAACTATTCCACAAATTCTGCCTGTGTTAGATGCTCCGCTTGGTGATCTTGCTAACGCTGTAAGTGCAACAGTTACACACATTGCAACGGCTGCATCTGAGCTAGGCGCAATGACTGCAACGGCAAACAGCCTGCCAACTATCAAACCCGTATTTATGGGTTCTCTTGGTGAATTAGAAGCTACGGCTAACGCAACTGTTATACCGCCGACACCGCCAGAACCAGAGAAAGCCGGTTACGGTTCTAACCGCCCATACCCTGCACCACCAATACGCCAGCCAAAGATTGAGCCACTACCGCAACCACCAACGCCTGTAATCGTAGAAACGCCACCAGCGCGACCTGTGAAAGTTCCTGCAACAATCACGGCTACAACATCAGCACTAACTCCTGCATTCTCTGTTAGCGTTCAAGCGCAAGTAGAATGGTCAATACTAGAAGATGAAGCAGAACTGCTTCTGATGCTCTAAGGATTTATATGGCGATTACATCTGGACAATTACAGGCTGGAACTACACGACAACAAATAGACACTTCTAGTGCTAATCCATTTAAGTTGCACATACACAATAACGAAGCAACTACTGCAATTTATGTTGGTAATTCAGAAGTAACCACAAGCAATGGTCTTAGACTTGAATCAAAAGACAGTTTAGAACTTTTAATGAATCCCGGTGAATCGCTTTTTGTTGTTAGCACATCTACTAATCATTTAATAACTTGGCTAAAGCAGGAATTTTAATGCCATATTTCATTACAGATAAAGCACAAGGTTGCTCAGGCTGGGCAACTACTAAAGAGGATGGCGAAGTTATTGGTTGCCATACAACTAAGCAAGCTGCCATAGATCAGATGGTTGCAGTTTCAATAGCTGAGGACATGGAACCCGGCGGTGAACGGATTGACTCCGGGCCACTAGCTGTAATTGTAGACATTGACGATACGTTAATTAGAGATGGTCAGTTAATTGAAAAGACCTATAACTATCTAGATGACATGGAAGATACAGAAATCTTTATTGTCACTGGTCGCAATGTTTCCCAACGTGATGAAACTGTTGCACAGTTGGATTCTTTAGGTGTGGATTATGACC